CTAATTAGGTGAGGTCTAGTGCCTTCGTGATGTAGGTAAGCAATCTTGTTTTCAGAGCCAATTTTTAGTTCTTGACCACGGGGAGTTGTTATGTGGTCCATTTTTATGGACAGTGCCAATTTTCCTGTTTTTTTACCAACTTGATTTTTGGCTAGTAATAAACTTAGTTTCCCTCTACGGTCAAGAATTTTCCACAATTGGCCTTTAGAAGTTTTTAATTCAGCCTCTAATACAGGCGTATACAAAACAAGTTTTTGAAATCTGTAACTATATTGGGTTGACGAAGAAGAGCCACGACTGCCTCTACCGCCACCTACCCTCGTTGCTCTTGCTAATCCTCTAAATGCTTTTTGAGCCCCGTACCCTAACCAACTATCTGGCAATCCATAAGGCATTATGGAACCGCTAGCGTTAGTTGCATATTGACAGTCTGAAATCCACCTTCAGGGCCAGAACTATCAAGGGTAGCAATTACTCCCAATCCATAACCAGAATCATCCCACATATCAAACTCACGCAAAGATTCCATAAGAACCCAAGCGTCAATAGCAGAAGAGTAAGAACTTTCAGTGATTTTATCTCCACTAGGCGGTCTACCATTTTGACCAACGGTAGCCACTGGTCTAGAAATGCTAATAATTACGGTAGCAGTGCGTGGCACATGGCAACGCTGTGGAGTTGACTGCTCATCGCCAGGAGTACCTAAATACATTTGTAGGAAGTTCACAACAACTTGCTCGCAGTCAACGGCTACTTCTCCCATAGTCCAGTAACGGCGTGAAGGGAGTGGCACATTGTAAGATTGAAAAACAGTTTCGATACGAGAAAGTATCCCATCCATCATATTTTTTAGACTTAGGGCATCGCTCGAAACATCTGCGATTGTTGTCGTCGACATAAGTTGCCTACTATTCGGCTAGTGGAGCCTCTTCAACTACAACTGTCTCTTCGACAACTGGAGTCTCTTCGACTACTACAACTTCTTCAACAACTGGAGTCTCTACTACAACTTCAGCAACAGGCTCAGGCTTTACCTTTTTCTTAGGCTCTGCCTCTACAGGTGCTACTACAGCATCTGCCTTTTTACCAGTGTTCATTGCTTCAGCAGTAAAGTTTGTCTGAATGTGTGTCATATTTTTACTTTCTTTTAGGGGCTACTTCTATTGTAGAACTAACCGTTTAGGTTGATTTTTAGATTTCCTGATGTAATCAGCACGACGCTGTTATTTGTGTGTGTTGCATACAAGTCCCAAGTGCCGGGGTCTACCATACCGATAGTAGACAGGGTGTCTGAATATCCAGCAGTCAAAGTTATAGTAGAAGCAGCAGTATTTACATTGGCTGAAGCGTTGCTAAGAGTTAGTGATTTAGCACTTGAATAACTTTTGATAGTGAGTGCTGGAGTCCAACCCGCTTGGCTAGTCAGGAAAGTGGCATTGATGTTTGCCAGTCCTAAAGTTACAGTGCCAGTATTACCAGTACCGGGTGGAACTACCAAGTCCTTAGTACCAGTCGTATAAACAAGTGCTTTAGGGTTGTACCTTCTGGCTCTCGGAGTGTCCACCGAGTAGACCTTAGTTTTCCTTCTAGCACCATCTGGGTTGACAGTTTTTAGGAACAAGTCAACTGCGTACAATCCAGTGCGAAGTTCTTGAATAAAGTCCTGCTGGTCAAGAATAGTGAAAGAGACACCCTGCCGAGAGACAGAAGTTACTCGTTGCGGGAGAGCACAAGTCTCATCATCAGACCAAAGTTTGGCAAATTCAATTGCCAAAGTGCGTGCCGCCATCTTTCCAGATGTCGGTGGGTTCTGACCATAAGCATAAGTAATTTCAGTATTACAAGGTGTCCAAGGGGTGGCTAGGCTCACATGTAAAGTGGAGTGGTCTACTAAGTAGTAACTAGATGGGTCCACCAATTCACCATTACGGTTTCTGACTGTAATAACTCTTGTAACTGGTCCGCCACGAAGTTTGATACGAGACTCAGGTGAAATACCGTCAACAGTTAGTGAAGCATATCCGTCATAGTCAAAGTCAGACGATGGAATATTATATACAGTTCCACCGAACAAAACTCCGTCTGTGTTTTTGTTTGACGCACCTAAACGAGAGCGACGAATTACGCAGGTATAACGCTCGGTGACAATAGTCTCACCAGAATACTTACGACCAGACATAGCCCACAGCAAGTGCGAAGCAGTCTTAGCAGCCTCTAGAGCAAACTCAGAGTTGGCGTAATCACCTAACTCTTCTGGTTGAATCCATAAAGCAGTCATATCTATCCTTAGGTAAGAAGTAAGGCGACGAGAATTGGAAGAAAATCAACCAATCTCGCCGCCTTTCTATCTAACTATTAATCCTCGTTTGACTTGATAATGAAGTCAACATTGTTGTCAGATACATAGTTCAAGTTGCCAGGAACATTGTAAGTATCCTCGCCAGCACCATTAGCATACTGAGTATCAATCTCAGTGGTAGTAACTGCTGTGTATGAGCCAGCCTCGGTAAGACTGTCAACTAGGCTAATACGGCTGTACTTGTCTAGAGTTGCTGTAACATTTGAAGACAGGTTAGCGTTGGTTACATAGAAGAACGCATTTCCACCAGCAAGGTTAAATGTAACAGAACCGTTGGCGGTAGGTGCATTAGTTACTGTGAAATGAGTAGCGTTTGTTACACCTGTAATAACGCTAGCAGTAGTGTTCAAAGTTCCACTTCCACCAGTCTTAACTACAGTCTGACCTACAACAAAACCAGCAGTATTGGTAACTGCCAAAACATTTGTCTCTGTGTTGGCGGTAGTAGTTAGACCAGTAAGCACGGTAATTTCTTTACCAACCGACGATGTGTTGAAAGGCTCGCCGCAGTTGTTAACATAAATCTTGTCTCCAGTAACAACTCCAGCATTACTAGCAGTGTTGCTTAGAGTCACAGTAGCAACATTGGATACACCGTAAATGCTGTCAACAGCAATAGTGGTAGCACCCTGAATTGCAGACTTGGTAAAGAACTTCTGGTAAGAAGCCTGGTCAGTCCAAGTGTAGAAGCCAGCAAGCCCGATAGGTGCCCAAGATGCTCTTGAGTATGAGTAAGGTCTCTCGGCAGCAACAGGGAATTCCCAACGACCATCAACAGCAGAGCCGAAGTTTATGTTTCCTAAACCATAGCCCTCAAATGTGGTGGCCAACATACCGTTCTCGATAACACGGTCGCCAGACTGACGAAGTTTTGCGTAAGGAAATACCCAGTGGAAATACGGAAGAACGCTTGCACGCTTTCCGTCTTTTACAGCGTGTGACCACGCTTCAATGGCAACGCCATTACCAGCAGGGTCATCGCCTACGCCTGGAGCAGCCCAACCAACAGATTTTACAACTCCGTCAACTGTCTTGCGAAGCAATAGACCACCAGAAAGCAACTGAGAAAGTTCAGAGTCTGGCTCACAAATAGCCAACTCCATAGTAATTCTCTTAAGAGTGTCAGGAGCCTTGTATGTAACACACACAGTTCCGTTAGCACTCTTCTCAGTGATTTCGTCACCTTCTTCGTACTCTGGTGTGAAAGACACACGCATAAACGCAGATGTGGTGTATGAATCGCCTGGACCATTAAGCAAGTTACCAGCGGCATCTAGTCGCGTTACGCGAATAGACACACCTTGGATGCTTGCTGCGTATTCCTGAGTTGCCATTTAGAGATGTTCTCCTTAGTCTTCGTTGGACTTGATGATGAAGTCAACATTTGAGTCAGCGTTGTAGCCAAGGTTTCCAGGAACATTGTATCCAGCCTCAACATCTCCGCCAGCGTTAGAGTACTTAGTGTCAATTGCTGCTGTGGTGACTGCGGTGTAAGAAGCGTTTTCGGTGACAGAATCAACAACTTGTAGTCTGCTGAATTTGTCAAGAGTTGCTGTACCAGTGAACGAAGTCGGAATTGTGTATGTAATAGCAGTCGAGTTGACATTTGTAGCAACAACACCAGAAGTGATGGTGTTGAATGGCTCGCCAGCACCAGAAACATAAATCTTGTCGTTGGTAGCAAGGTTGTGGGCCGCACTGAAGATAACTGTCGCAGTGGTTCCGCTAGCGTTGACCTGAGTAATGTATGGAGTAGTCTGACCCTGAATGTTTCCACCAGCGGTAAAGAACTGTGCATCAGTTGAGTTATCAGACCAAGTGTAGAAGCCCTGTAGACCAACTGGAGCCCAAGAAGTGCGAGCATATGAGTAAGGGCGTTCTGCTGCCACTGGGAACTCCCAGCGACCATCAATGCCAGCCTCAAAGTTGCGGTTTCCAAGACCATAGCCTTCAAAAGTTGTGGCTAGCATACCGTTTTCAATTACACGGTCACCAGACTGACGCAACTTAGCATATGGGAATACCCAGTGGAAGTAAGGCAATACAGAAGCACGCTTACCATCCTTTACTGCGTGAGACCAAGCCTCGATAGCGACACCAAAACCTGCTGGGTCGTCTCCAACACCGGGGGCTGCCCAACCAACGCTCTTTACAACGCCATCTACGGTCTTACGAAGAAGTAGACCTCCAGATAGTAGTTGTGAAAGTTCTGAGTCTGGTTCACAGATAGCAAGTTCCATAGTGATACGCTTCAAGGTATCTGGAGCCTTGTATGTCACGCAAACTGTACCGTTTGCTGATTTCTCGGTGATTTCATCTCCTTCTTCATATTCAGGAGTGAATGAGACACGCATAAAGGCTGAAGTAGTGTAAGAGTCTCCAGCCCCGTTTAGTAGGTTGCCAGCAGCGTCTAGGCGTGTAACACGGATTGACACACCTTGGATGCTAGCAGCATATTCTTGAGTAGCCATTTGACTGTTTTTCCTTAATTGTTATGCTGTTAGGTCGACTTGAACAGCGAGGTGGATAGATGGACCAAAGTAAACCGCAGCGGGGCGGATTGCCTTTAGTCTGATGTCATTTACTTTTCCTGTGACATCGTAGGCTTGACCTAGATTGTCATTTACGACATCTACATCGCCAAGATAAACCTTGACATTGCCAGTTGCGTAAATCCATCTCCTAGGTACTGTTCCACTTGCTGCGATATATTGAACAGTTCCAGTGGCGGTCTCGGAACTTCCAGGAGTGGCGGTTGTAATAGGCACTGTAAATGTAGTGCTATTTGTTACGGTTGCCGTTACTGATGTGGAACTCTTAGTTCCCACTGAAGCACCACCAACAAGAGAGTAGCGAACCAAGTCACTTGATGTCAGACCGTGAGGACCAGATGTGACTATGGTTAGTGTCGTGGCACCAGTTATTTGGGCAGAAGCAACCTCAATACGAGGTCCATCGCCACTGTATCCAGAACCAGCAATTACAGGCGTTCCGCCCATAGTCTGTAGGTGGTCAAATTCTTTGTTGTGGAAAAGCATCTGACTGTTGCTTGAAAGAAGAGCAACTACATCTCTAGTAGCGTGGATAATTCCTTGCTCTCCACCGTGAGAAACATCACCAATTGAATGCTCTAGTAGTGCTAAAGCACGCCTCGGTGAAAGTGCAACTCCAAAATTTAGGACAGTTGCTCCGCCAACCAAGGCTTTGTTTTCGTGACCTCTAGCGATTCTAATGTCGCCACTAAAAAGTTCGCGTTCCATAGCCTTCTGGGTCACTCCTTCAAGTTGACGCTTTAGGCGACTAATTCTGTCAATTCCTAGAAAACCCATGGCTGAACGAATTTCTTCAATTTCAATAAAGAAAGGTTCTATTTCATCGTAATAATTTACGGTTGCATTGCTTACAAGGGCATAACTATAGGTATCGGTGTCATCCCAGTTTTTCAAGTTATTTACTGTGGTCTCATATTCCT